ATTTCGCCTTCTAAATATACTTTACGCTTCATATCTATATATTCCTACAATATGCTCTCTCCAAAAAGGGTATAGAGATTCTCTACAAGAAAGCCTATTTACTGCATGATGAAAGAAAACATCATTTCCGAGATATACACCGCAATGGTTTGGTACATCTGCTTCTATTTGAAAAATTAATACATCATTCTTTTGAGGGGTATCTACTTTTTTATGGTTCCAGTTTTTTATATTTTCTTGTGTAAAGTAGTTTAGCCCCTTTTCCCACCAATCGTCTTCAAATAAGTCTCTTGGAGGAATATTTATATCTTCGCTTGCTAGCCAGTCTCTCATTGCTTCAAAACAGTCTGCAACCCCAAACTTGTATTCTCTACCTAATAAAGGATTTATATTTACTCTTGGTTCTAGTATATTTAGTTCCATGTCAGGGTAGCTAAATATGTAATATGGTATTCCTAGAGCATTACAATTATCTATATCACCTTCACTAGGGGTATTGTCTGCGTCTGGATGATTATGTACTATTCCAATAATATCCATACTTCTTTTGTACTTCATATAATCCGTAGAAGACATAATAAAATCATCATCATTGTCTGCTACGTTTTCACAAGGATAATATCTTTTCTTTCCTTTTACAACTCCAATTATGCCGCAGGCTTCTCTTGGGTATTCGTTTTCGAAATGCTTTTGTATATCTTCAATCACTTAAACTTTCTCGATCCAGGAAATCCGCCAAAAGGCAAGGAAACTGCAGTATTTAAGTCTGCGTTTGTATTGTTACCTTGAAAACGTTTTTTGCACCCTGTTAAAGTCTTCGAACACACATCGAGTCTTTTCCAGTATGACGGGTTATTTGTAGGAATTTTATTTACAGGAACTGCTCTTAATGCTTCCCATATTTGAGTATGTCCGTTTGTTATTGTTTTTACTTTATCTTCAAAACTGTAAGTTGCTGAACTAGACCAAGTAGATATAGAGGAAATGTTTCTTGTAATGAGTTCGTCATTTTCATCAAAGAATCTTCCGTTTCCGTCGAGAGGCCAGTTACATCCTCCTTCATTATTGAGTTTTCCACCTTGGTATCTCCAAACACAATAACGTCCAATAACAACTCTTCCAGGTACTTTTACGCCTTCTACATCTATAGGGCTTGCAAGCTCAAACTCTACCATTATACTATCTTCAGAAGCAACCCTGTCAATAATGTAAGTTTGGCTAGGAAATTCTACGGGGGAAGAAGTAGGGCTTGAGTCTCCTGAGTCGTATGTGTTTGAAAATAAAGTACGTCTGTAGTCAATACGAGTATTTAGTAAGTCTTCGTTTTTTAGTAATCCTTCATCAACAAGTATAGAAAATAAAGTTTCTTCATCGTTAATTCCGTCTTCATTATTTGAAATTGAACGAGTAAGAGTAGGAATATTTGCTACTCTTAATGAAGGGCGAGGACTTACACCTGCTCCGTTTATTTCTACTCCGTCTATAGAGATTGGCAATGCAAAGTACTCTTTTAGAAGATAAGTATTTGTATCGGTATCTAGCGTCTTTTGAGGAAAGTAAATGTTATTTCTTCCATCATCAAGTCCATTAAACAAATACACTTTTGCACCACTTGGCAAAGTTACATCAAATAACTCTACATAAGCGTCATCTATTTCCTGTAATTGTACTGTATCTATTAAATCTACCATGATTAAGGCTCATACACTCTTCGTAATTGACAGCTCAAGCCATGATTATCTGCTTGACTGTAGTTTATATTATACCCATCGCAAACAACTTTTAGTGTGCTTGTACTTAAAGTGCCGCTGCTAAAAGTGTCTGTAATTACAAAATCAAAATTTGTTCCGGCTTTGTCGTCTAAAAATCCTGCAATTAAGTTTATATCTTCTGCGTCTCGATTATTAAAAGAAATACTAAACATATCTTCTTTAGTATTTATACCGTCACGAACTCTCTGTTCGTATCCGTCCCCAAAACGAGCAGTAAGAACTCTATGCTTAGATTGACGAGAAAGTCCTCGATCTGCTACGGCTTCAAAAGAGGACTGCCCTGTAGTATTTTTAATACTATTTACATCACTAGCAGGTATTGTAAAACTAAAAGTTGCCATTATGCTGCTCCATGCTTATTGAGGATTCCGCCTGCTCGCTTCTGATTATGAAGCTCTTTCTGTACTGCGGCAGCAATAACTTGTCCTAAGCCTTCGGCCATTGGTCCGTTTGAAGAAGACTGTGTTTGGCCGTCCGTACTTACATTTACAGTAACATTATTTACACTTTGGCCTTCGTTTTTCATCTCTACAGGAATTGAGTTTCCGTTTGGTAATGGAACAACCGCTTCTGTACCATGAAGAATTGCAGGATACCCTGCTTCACGTCCTCTAGCAATACCTCCGGCAGAGTAAGATTCAAACATCCCTCCTCGTCTTGCGGTAGGAGGGGATACAGGTATTGCTCCAGATCCTGGCACAATCATATTCATTGCTGACATGACAGCTTTTTGTACTAAAAGCTTTGCTATCATTTTTGCTATATCTACAAGGATTGCTTTTGCCATGTCTCCGAATGCCTGTTTTGCACTTTTTGTTCCTTGTATTAACGAATCAAATGCAGATACCATATTATTTGATAAACTATTTCCTGCTACATTTACAAGTTGGTTTACGTCTGTCAAATCAGCTTTAGCATCTTTTAATCCTAGTAGTTTTTCTTTTAAACTACCAATTTTTGCGGCTGAAGCATTCTCTACGTTTTGCAAAGCGGTTGCTTCTGTAGTACTGAGTTCTGTTGCTAATCCCCTTAACTTGGCAGCGCCCTCAGAGTCTGTACCTTCAATTTTTGATGCTTCTGCTTCAAGCTGTGCACGTAGTAATGCGTACTCGGCACTAATCATGGCTTGTTTCATACCATTAATTATTGTTTGAGATTCTTCCTCAAACTTAATCTGTGCTTGTAACGCTGCAATTTGTTGATCTAGCTTCATCTTGCCTTCGTCAACAAATTCGAAGAACGGATTTCGGCCCGCTTCTCTAACTACTGCAGAGTCTTGAGTCGCTTGCTCTTGCTGCTGTATTCTGAATTGCTCTCTTTGTACTCCTAAAATCTTTTCTCGAAGCTTTGCTTCTCTTTGTTTTTCTTTAAAGGTTGCTTCAGCAATTCTTAGAGTATCGTTTTCAATATTGTTTTTTTCAAGTACGAGGGCATTGCGTTCTTTATCTAGCTGGGCAATTAATTCTCCTACGCCTTTTACGTGCCTAAAGTTTTCTAGTAGCTTTTGTACTGCACTATTTTGATTTATTTTTAATTGAACAGAATCTGCCTCTAATTTGCGAAGCTCTTTTGCAAGCACTGTATTTTGTCCTGCAAATTGAACAATTTCTTGTTGTTGTTCTTTATTTTCTTTCAAATCTGCATTTAACTGAGCTGTAAGAGTATCTGCTTCTGCTGCAATATCTCTAAATGACCCCATTGCAGATTCAAGAGCAAGGGCCTGCCTTTGAGAATTACTTAAGTTTAATACCAAAGGTATACTATTAAATGCTTCTGCATAAGCTACGGTATTTTTTAGTTGTTCTGCAAGGTCTCTAGCAGCTTTACCTCCTTGCTCCATAAACGCTCCATCTTCACCAAAAAGAGTTATGCCTTCTTCTGGTATAGTCGACGCTATTGTGCTAAAAACTCCAAATAATGCTTCAGTACTATCTTTTAAACGAGTAAATTTTGTATCTGACTTGTCCAATAAACTTGTTAATTCAGTATTTACTTCTGTTAAGCGCGGGGCAAAATCTGAAAAAGAATTTACAAATCGTTGACTAGGCTCTGTTGCATTTACCACCGCAGTTCTATACGCATTTAAATCTTCTTGAGATAAAGCCGTTCCTTGAGCCTTACCTAATTCAGTAAGGACTCTTTCTAATTCTTTTATAGCAGCACTTTCTTTGTTAAATAAACCTGTTCCTAAAAGCTGTGCTTTACCTGAACTGGCAACAGCAATAATTTCTTCTATAGGTACTTCTACTGGCTTATTTGTAACTTCTGTAATTGCATCAATTGCAGTTCGTCGCATTTCGTCTTCAATTTCTTTTGTAGTAAAGCTGCGTCTAGAAGGCTCTTTTGCTCGTAAAGCGTCAATTGCATTTTTTCTAGCGACACTATAATCTTTTGTCAACAGACGAAAAAAGCTTTCGTCTGTTGCTGTTCTAAATGCTTCTTGTGCGGTTTGTAAGTCAGACGCTCGTAGTTTTCTTTGAGCGCTAATTAATGCATCAAACCCAGACACTACTTGGCCAACTAAACCTGTTTCTCCTTTTAATCTTGCAAAAGTAGCTGCTGTTTCGTTACCTGCGCTTGCCATTGCAATTTGCACTTCTACTGCAGATTCTTGAATGCTTTTTAAATTATCTAAAATTTCATTCGTAGCTTGTTTAGTTTCTGAAAGCTCAAAAGGATTTCCAAAAATAGCAGTTAAAGTCTCGTAAGCTAAAGTACCAAAAAATAATATTTGTCCTAATATAGGAATTGCGTTAAGTAAGGCTGTTCCAAATAATCGTGCAGCAGCTCCCCCTACTTTAAATGCAGCCCCTAGTTTACCTATAGCACCCGAAGCTTTACCAACTTGTCCTGCCATACGCGCAGAGGCCGCACCCGCTATTTTAAATTGATCTCCAATAGAGGCACCTTCCATCATTTTAAACGCCGCAGCTTCTTTTCTTCCTATTCTACTTGTTGCTCCTATATTTGCGGCCTTTCTTTTAGCACCACTAACTCCAGCCCCTGAGCCTACTCCTGAGCTTTCAATTTGTCTAAGTTTTGCAACTTCTAATTGCAGCTGTTTAATTTGTGCTAATTCTGCTTTCTTTTCTCTTATCATAACTTGGTGTGCAGATTTTTGACTCCCCCTCAAAGAGGCTTCTTCGGCTTTTAAAGCTGTTAAATTCTTTAATCTTCTTTGTGCAGACAAATTTAAAGACTTTTCTGCTGTTTTTAGTTGAGCAGCATTTGCGGCTCCTTTACGAATAGAGTCTTCTACGTCTTTAAAACCTTTTGGTGCAAATTCAACTTTTTTTAATCTTTTTGAAGCAACTTCAAAGTTTGACTGTATTTTTGAAGCAGCAATTTTAGCTTGCTTAGCTAACCCTGAAAATTCTGCTCTTGTTTTTTTACCCAACTCTGACAAAGCAGGAGTTAGCTGCCCGACTATTGTACTTGCAAAAATAGCTAAAACACCAATAAGAGCCATTGGTTTTTCGGATAAAAACTCTACAACAGGAATTAGTGCTTTGTTCAAAAACTCAAACACTGTTTTTAGTAAATCTGAAAAAGTTGAAGCTAGTTTGTCGAAAGGATTAGAGTCAATAGCTGCAGCGGCGGCGCCAAACTTCTTTAGTCCTTGCTCTAAAACAGCATTTGCAAATGCTTGTTGTCTTTCGTATTGAGTAAGCTGATTTGCATTTTTACCTAAACTTGCTGCATAATTTCTAGTTGCATCGTCTAAGCGTACAATAATTCCTAGTTCATCAAGTATTTCTGGTTCTAGTTTTGCAGTACCTCGAACCAGCCTATCTAACGCGTCAGGCAACTCTCTACCCAAAGAAATGGACGCTCCCTTTGCAATAGTTGTAAGTCCTTGTAACTGAGACGCAGAAAACCCTTGCGCAGTACCTACAGCCACTGTTCGTAGTGCTTGTTCACTATCAATTGCTGCTCCAGTGATCTCTTTGAGTCCATCTGCAACTAATGATAAGTTTCTTCCTGCCGCGTTGCCTAGACTTATTAGGGAACTTTCAAGCTGCTCTACCTGAGCCGCACGTCTAAAAGCATTAAACGCAGCAGTTACAGCAAAAATGTTAGCAGCTAAAGTTGCGTACGCAGGTACTAGACTGCCTCCAATACCCTGCGCCATCTTAGAAAAGTTTTTTGTAGCATTTGCAGATTGTTGGGAAGCGCCTTTAAAGTTTCTATCTACAGTTGAAGTACTTTTTGCTGTATTTTTATTTGCTTTATCTACATTGTCTAATGCTGTGCGAAGCTTTTTTGCAGACACAGTAGCTTTCTGCATCTTTCCATTAACTTCAATATCTATTTGTATTTTTTTAGCCATTAGCCTTGCACATTATGGGTGTATGTTTTTCCACCGCCTGCTTTAGATCGTTGCTCTGCTTGTTTACGTTTTCTTTCTGCTTTATCAGCTCTATCTGCTATAATAATACTTTCATACATTTTCATTATGTAAAGTATTGTCCTAGGATTTTCTATATCATACAACTTAAAAAAGTAATCTATACCATCCCAATACTTTCCCATATATGTCCCACTCATACCTTCCCAGTGTTCTGGTAATAAGCTGAACATAAAAAATGCCACTTGAACTTCTTCGGGAAAATCCGAAAGCTCGAGCGGCATTTTGGTAGGATCTGGCTCCTGTTCCAGTTGTTCACAGAGTAATAGGTACTTATTTAAATCAAAGTTAGACTCTGCTTCTTTAACATAACGAGTTAAGAGAGATTTTATCTCTCCTATTTGTTCCCAGTAAAATTTTCAAGGTCACCTACTGTTTCAGTAACCCAGCTGTCGAATACGTTAGAGTTCTTCATAAGAAGCTCTGCGTTTTCTTGTGTATAGGGAAGCTCATCTTCAGGGTCGTAAGCCGAGACATCTACCAAAAGAAGCTCTTCTAGGTATGAAAACTTCAAGCCAGACCAGGTTTTGATAACCGCTTTACTATACTCTACTAAAAACTTTTCTTCATCAAGAATTTCTTCTGGTTGTCGCGTCTTTTTATCAAACTTTGTGCTAACACATTTTTTACGCAACTTAAGTAGTTCTTCTCTAGCTAAATAGCATAAAGAAACTTTCATTCCTTTATATCCAGGAAAGTCAATTGAAACAGTTTTACTAGGAGTCATAAGACTCGCTAAAGAAATTGGTGAATCACTCATTTTGTATCCTTGTAAGATGTAAATTTATATTCTGTAATTATAGGTGAAAGGAGGTGAGATGTCAAGAATTATTTTTTACAGCAGTAAAGAAAAAGGGGCCGTAGCCCCTTTAAAGTTATATTATTGTTATTAGTCTGGAAGGACGCCTGCAAACTTAATAATTGTTTCGTCAGTTTCTCCAATTGTAGAGGGAAGCGCCTGGAATGTAGTTTCAAGAGAAATTACATCTTCTACACTATGTGCTGGAATTTCCAAGTGAGCTGTCGGGAAGTTAAATTGGTAAACAGGAACACTTGAAGAAGTGCTTACGCCGCCTAACTTAAATGTAACATCAAAAGAGTTTACAATTTTGTTACGCGCTGCAGAAGAGGTCAAGTCATTAAAGAAATCTGTAGATGTACCCGTGTTTGTACCAGAATCAAGACCTAAGTAACAGTTAAATGACCCGCTTACTGAACGAGCTCCAGTAACGTGACCTATTGGAAGGTTCACGGTACCAAGAGTTTCTGGAGTAAGGAATGAAATATTATTTGAAATAGTAATATTTCCGCCCGTGAGTGTAAGAGTATATACACCACTACCTGAGCCCGGGAATGTAGTTGTGTCCCCTGCAGTAATTGAAAGTTGTGTTAAACGATTACGAATATAGTTATTCGTAGAGTTAATCGCTTCAAACACGGTACGAGTAGGCTTAGAATCTTCGGTAAGAGTCTTACCAAAACCAGACCACGCAATTGTTGCAATACCGTCTACATCAAAATCAACAGATGCTTCATTGACTACAGCTTCTGTTAATTTATATACAACAGGGTTGCTTCCTCCATCATCTAGAGAGAAGTATATATTTGCAGTACCAAGGGTTGCTTTGTTTGAGCTATCAAAGTCTAACTGAGTTAGTCCAGTGCCTGCTGTGGTATTAGGACTTGCAGTAGAACTAAAAGTTAAACCTGTAAGCGCGGATGCTGTGGTTGAGTCCGGCGCTGTATAAGTAGATGCACCTGCCATCAAAGCCCATAGAATTTCTTCTACGGCGTGATGACGATCAGTTCCGTCTTTTTCTGCGTTACCGGCAGTATCAGACCCTTCTGATAAGAAAGGACGTGCATAAGTGCTAAAAGACCACTCCACAGGAGCTAGTGAGTCGTTAAATACTCTTCGACCTCGCTTACTGTTTCCTGAAGTATCTTCCATTTCGGCTAGAGTTACTTCTGTTGAGTTGTTTGCCTGTGAAAAACTAAACCCGTCGAGTACAGGAATTTCCCATACGCTAGATCCAATCTCCACGTACATTTTACTGTCTCTACTAAAATATAAAGTATCGACTGCCATAGTTTATCTCCTATGTAACTTGAAAAGACTTGGACGTGAACATTTGTTCGTGCCAGTATTTTCTAATAACGAACCTCTATCTCGATTTCACCGACGCCTAGAGGATCGAGTACACCTTCATCAGTAACTATGCTGATAACGGTAATCTGCTGAGCATTATACTCATTATTCATTGCATCGTAGTATTTTAACCGTGAGTTGTCTTCAACTACAGTCTCTACGTCTTCCATTAATAAATTCAGAGCTTCAGTAGCATCTGTATCATCAGAAACATAACAACGAATTGTTATGCTCAAATATCTGTCTTTGTAGCCTCCGGCTTGATAGTCTCGAGTTTCTGATCCTGCATTTAAGTGTATTGCAGGAAAATCTTGTACTTCATCCCAAAACTTTAGCCGAGTTTCTACGTTATTTGCAACATCTGTTAAAAATGCTCCAGAGCCATCAATATCTTTTAGCTTTGTTGCAAGAGCGGTCAGTATATTAGATCGCCTCGAAGTATAATCTCTATTTGCCATTTATAGTCTCCGAGTGTATAATCTTCCTAAAGCCATAGTTGCAGCTATTTCTCTTATTGATTTATCAATTAAATCTCTAGGATCATACTCAGGCGTACCCTGTTTATATCCTTTTTCGAATGTCTGGTAGGGATTCTTTTGATAAGTGTACCCTACACTTGGAAAGCCTTGTGGAGTCATTGCAACATCTGTTATCCTTACAGAAGATGCAAAACGCCCACTTTGATTTGTTAAAGCAGGAGAGCCCATGTTTGCAGCAACAGTACCAGTAATTTTTGCATTAAATAACCCCAGTAGCTGTGCTAAATTAATGTCTGACCTCTTAGTTCTAGGCTTTCTCGCTGTACTAGAAGCTATTCTAGCTTTTTTATTACTGCCTTGAGTTTTCTTTTTAGAGTACTTTTTATCTGTTTTTACAGACTTTTTTGCACGACCCTTTGGCTTTGTAGATCGCGTTTTTAATCTTGCACTTTTAGGCTCAGTCAGTTCTGATAGTATAGCATACTCTATTCTTTTACGAGCATCTTCTTCTATGGAATCTGATCCGGGCATTCCTTCTATATTTTGTCGTTCAATATACTTTGTTATAGCTGTTTGAAGTTTTGGCATTAACCTTTTAAAGTCATAAGGCTCTGCTCCAGCTTCGTTTGCAGATTGAGGTAAAACAGCTATTTCTACAGATAAGTCTTCGTTTAATCTAACTTCGGACAACCTACTTCCTGATTTTGTTCCTGATGTTGTAAAAGTAGCTCTAATCTCTTTTATTATATCTGAAATTTCTTTAGCTTCTTGAGAAGAAGCAAATCCTGCAAAACTTCTAGTTTGATCTAAAAAGTTAAGTGCCGCCGACACCTGAGCAGCACCTACAGTAGTAACTCCTTGGTGCGCTCTATGAACTGTTGATTTTATCAAACCTACTTCAGAGCCTCTAGCGGAGATGCCTGCTTCTTTATCTGCTTTACCGAGCTCTTTCCTTCCCGCATCTCTTAATTTTTTATTAATTAATTGAACGCCTTTATTTTTTGCTTGCGTGTAGGGAGTTTTTAAATCTCTATTTGCTCTATACCGCAAAAGCTTTCCAGGAATGTATTCCATTACATGCCCTTGAGTTTTAGCTCTTAAAGCCCATTTAGCGACTTCATCTACACAAGCGCCGCCTATTTCTAAAAACTCTTTATTAGATATTTCTAAGCGTTTTCCTTTTTCTCTTTTAGACTGTATCGTGCTATATCCTTGCTTAAATCCCTCTCCAAAGCCTTTATCTGTCATTGTTACGATTGTAGAAAATCTATCGAGAGCGCCACGTTTATATTCGCGCTCCATAAACTGTCTCATATCTCTTAAAAACTTTTCTGTGTTTTTTACAGCCATTAGAAGTTTTTATACATATCAAGCACTCGCTTAATATGGTCTGGAAAAGCTACACTGTCTCGTACACTTGATGTACTTTGATTTTGAATACTCGCTCCGCCAAGAGTTCGACGTTCCTTATGCTCATCCTTTAAATAATATGTAATTAAATCAACTATTGCTAGTTTTAAATCCAGAGGGCATGCTTCATAGCCTGCCTTGTACGTAACTTTTACTGACGCCGCTCCGCGAGGCCAGTTTTTATAGGTTGACCCCGTAACGTAAAGTACACTATCCGTCTTCTTGTCAAGATAATAGTCTGTAGTTGGCACGGTGGTGTAACTTTCCGTTACGGAGTCTCTTTTTTCTACCGAAACAATCGTATTTACAGGACTTTCTGTCAGCTGTACAATATGAGTATACCAGTCAATATTAAATTCTTCTACTTTATTTGTAGAGTAGTAATCAACAATAGAATTACCACAATAAGTCTTTACTAATTGACTCACTGAAGGTACTAAAGTAGCAAGACGCAAGTCTTCTTTAGGGCTTGCAATGCCTTCTGCTTCTTTGTATTCTGCAAGAGTAATTAAATCTGCCATAATAAATCAATTAGTAAAAACTTGGGGAGGAAACCCTCCCCAGTTTATTTATCTAGCTATTAAGAGGACGCTTGGATCAACTTAACAACAGATACGTCAGTAGTACCGTTATTAGCAACGAGCTGGTTGAAGCCAAGAGACTGGCTAGCAACGATTACTCGACGCTGGTTAAGTACTTCGTAGTCTTGCTCTACGGATACACCGCGGAGACGTGGAACTACGTGGTTACGAACGTTTACAGCGTAGCCTACAGATGCGCTTGCGCCTTCTGCTTCAAGCTGATCAGATACAACTACTGGAGTTCCAAAGATTGAACCTACAGAACCTGTAATCTTGGTCGCAACATCTGAACCTACGTCAGTAATGTCCGCAAAGCCAGCATCAGCGATCAGATCGTAGTAACGCTTCTGCGATACAACATAGATCAGATCTTCAGGCATCATGCCGTACTTACCCATCAACTTACGAGCTGAAAGGAAGTCTGCTGCGTCAACAACACCAGTACCGGCTGCTGCTACAGAAGTTGTGAACGAGTTGCTGCCTGCGAGAGCCTCTAAACCGTCAAAGCCTTCAGCACCACCAGAAGTACCAGTAAGAAGAGCTCCGTCTACTGCGCGAGCGTGTGCACGTGCAACTGACTCAACAAGCATTGGCATCAAGTTAACAAGAACTTCTTCGTCAATGTTGTTGTCCATGAAAGTAGTCGAGATCAATCGAGTTGCTTTCAGGATTACTTGCTTAGCATTGTACTGAGCGTTAGTGACTTGAGGACGGTTCTCCAAGTTACCTGCGGTATCAGTGTTTGAACCCCAAGCTGCAGGACCTGCGTCTGTCTGGATTGGCAGTACTTGAGTCTGTGAGTTAATTGTGATCTCACGGAACGCTTGTGCCAACTTAAGCTCGAGCATGATTTCCTTCTCAATTTGAGTAGAAACTTCTTGAGCAATATCACCAGCATTAGCTGCGTAGTTGATACCTGCCTTCTCCATCAAGCTCTTAGAATAGTTAGTTTCCCAACCTTTTCCAGTCATTACGCCTAGAAGGTGGCCATACATGAAGTCTTTGCCCCACTTTGAAAGGTCACCAGAACCATTACGGTCAGCGAAGACGCGCTTTGAATCACGCATAGCAGTGATTTCTGCATTCTTCTCTTCGAGGTCTGCTTTGTATTGAGCAATTACTTCCTCAATCTTAGCATCTTTCTCTGACATCTTGGCTTCGACATCTGCGAGAAGGCGCTCAGCACCTGACTCAATACCAGTCTTAATTACAGTTTCAACTTCAGCCTGCTTTGCGGCTTCAGCTTCTGCTGCTTCTTGTGCTGCCTTAGCTTCTGCTTCAACAGCGGCTTTTTCCTCGGCCTGACGAATTGCGATTTTAGCAGCAGTCTCATCCGCTACCTTCTTAGCAAAAGCCTCCAGGTCGAGTTCGGGAGTGTTTACTTCCGACATGTTTATCTCCTTTTGAACTGACTTTTCAGTTCCATCCGGTGTATCACTAGCTTCAAATGAATCTTCATCTTTAGCCAGAGACTGACCGGCTAGATCTACACTATTAGTGAAAGTTTTTTTGAACTCATT